AATAGGCTTCAACCATTTTGGCTGATAGCCTTCCTCTGATCTGCCTAGCACCAATAGCCTTTTTGGCGTGTTGGCGGATCAGGGAAGCCTTTACAAAGTGCTTACGCTTCTCATCAACATAAGCACCGGATTGTTTATCGTATTTAACTAATTCCAACACATCACCATTTCTAATTCGGCCGGCAATTCCACCGGATCAACATCATTGATTACCTGATAGATAGAACCATTTGGGTGTATAGATGGTGGTAGCACCACATAACCTTTATGTTTAATATCTATACCAGGTATTAACTTGCCTTTAAATTGCTTACTCTTATCTGCCCGATAATAGAAGTGAAAGCCATTATCTGTTTTAACTGTATGGGTATTAGATGTAACGCACATCCGGCGATACTGTTCCCATAAGGTTCTTGATGAGATATTGCGTATATCAAAATCCAATACAACTAGGTTTGATTGCACAATGGCTAGGCCAATGTTTAAATCCGGGTCATCTTTAAACCACTTTTTAACCAATGATTTTTTATTACTGGCATCAAGATAACCATGCCGCAAAAACTTACATGGCTCTTTAGATTGTGGCTTTAATGGCATTACAAACCAACCCTTTTCCACATAGGCCAAAGCGTTCATTTAGCACCACCAAAAACAAGGTGCATATAATCCTTTGGCTTTAACTTTTTAGAATAAATAGGTTTGCCCAAATTATTACTATATAAATCAAATTGTTGTGGCACAACTGCTGTAAATTCAGGATCAATTAAAACTTCATTATCCTTAAACAAATTTTGTAATGTTGTATTCATAACTTGTTTTGGGTCTGAAACTTCTAATACATCAGCCACAACTTTGATAGTAACCCATACACTAACTCTATGTTTTTTTATCATTAGTGGTTCACCTTTTGGTTGTGTACATACTCAGCCAATAAACCAAACAGTTTAGATTTTAATCTACGCACTGCATCATCAGGTGTTTTACCATAAGATGTAAATTCACCTAATACATTTGATGTAGATGCAACATAATTATCTTCATCTTTTACATACCTAAAATCAATCTTGGTTTGTAATACGCTCTCAATTGTTGTAAGCATTATTGTGCCATCCAAACCCTAGGATCAGTACCAGCACAACCTTCACACCAATCAATAACTTCGGTGGCAAATTTCCATAATCTTGTTTTATTGTCATCTTGAATTAAAAAACCATGATTGTTACAAATTAAAGCGTACTTGCCGCCATCTGTAACACAATCAGCATAATCAAGGCTTACTGTTGTATTGCTTACATTTTTTACTTTTAACACTTTAACCCCTTCCGGTCAATTGCGTTTACAAATGCAATTAAACACTACCCTACTGACAAATGCAATAGGCTAGGCCGGCGTGTCATGTTATCTACATCACCCAAAGGCCTTACCCATAGCCGTAAATGAGCCATCAGCGTTAAATGGGATCATCTCCGCGCTTACATTGCCACGCTTGATATGTATGATCACTGCGCCAGCCTGCCATTGGGCGTAGCCTTTGGTATAAGACATCTTTTTCAGGTCGCATGTATGACCACATTCAATACCCACTAAAACACGCTCTAATCGGCCATTAAAGGCTTCTGAGTGGCATGTGTAGCCCAATCTATGAGTATGCCCCGACACTACTGACCGCCCCCACCTTTTACTAAGGTTCAACGCGGTCTGACCGGCAATCTTAGATATGACCCCTTCATCACCATGACAAAGCACAAAATTAGTTCCCGGGATGGCATAAGGCTGTTTTGCATAGTGGATGCCTAGATCATCAAAGCCCATAAATTTTGCGTACTGCAACTCAGGTAATTCCATTAACCCAGGTATCCGGGCTATGGCTTTGTATAACCTATCTGAATGATTTGATCTACTAACTACATCTGTTTTTAAATCATACAAAATATCTTTACAGGTTTCCCGATCTTCATTAAGGGTTTGCATAAAGGATTCTGCTCGGCCTTCGCTGAATCTACTTATGGTATTAAAATCCATTTCATCACCAACATTAAGAACCAAATCAAACTTAAAAGCCTTAACCAATTTTTTTAGATTGATTACGGCTTCTGTAAATTGAAATGGCACTTGTAAATCTGACACCACTAAATACCGAGAATTAAAGGTTTTATCGCGTTTAATCATCATCCTCATCTTCTGTTGGATCAATTCGGGGAATGATCTCAGTTGGTTTATTGTTCGGATTGACCCAATCAGGTAGTGATGCACCTGGTTCTGTTATTAACCAAAATGCAACATCACTACTAAAGCCGGCCGCTTTGGCCGCCCTGTACATTTCATTTAATGTGATGTAATGATTTTCTAATTTGTTCAACGCATCAGCCTTGCGTGGTGTGCGCCGTTTACGCTTAGTTATTTTTCGGGGTTTTTTAGTAGCCATAGTATGTCTAATTTTAGATCAAACTATTCCACGAATGGCTCGCTCAACGCCTTCTTCTAAAGTTATTTTTGGCGTGTAGTAGTCACTCATCATGGTTGGATCGCCTACCCGGTAAGGCACGCCTGCCGGTTTATCGGTCAATATCTTAAATCTATTGGCTGATGTCTTTTCATATCCCAGGGTACTCATTGCTATTTTGGCTAACTCTAAGAATGTTGTAGGCCGACCTGTACAAAGGTTGATAGTCTGATTGCAGTTACTTTTAACCATCTCAATGGTTGCATCTACCACATCATCAATATGGATGAAGTCCCGGGTAGTAGTTGCCTTACCCCAAATATTGAATGGGTTAGAGTTCATAATCGCACGCTGAATAATGGATGGGAATGGGTAATCTAAATCTTGATCAGTGCCATATCCGCTAAATGGTCTAAGGGTTAATACCTTTGTGCCTTCTTCGCGTAAGTAATTCATAAGCATTTCACCGGTTAATTTTGTCCAGCCATAGGTCATATCAGGCTTACCTATTTTGTTGAAATTTATATCCTTCTCTTTTAACTTCTTCTTTTTTGCCAGGGTTTGTAACTCAATTGGGTAAGCGGCTGATGATGAGAAGTACACAACATAAGGCTGTTTAGTTCGCATAGCCCAGGTTGCAAACTCAGCATCTATCGCTAGATCAACGGCTAAAGCCAATGGTTCATTTTCAATCATCATGCGGCCACCAACTAATGCGGCTAGATGTATTACTAGATCGTATTGCTTATTCTCTAATTGAAAGAATTTACGACAATCAACACCGGCTTTTAGATCAACTAAAGTTAAATTAGCGTTAGGTAATGCGCGCCTAAAAGCACGACCAACAAAGCCATGTGATCCCGTAATAAGTATGTTCATTTACATATCCACATTTGGAAATCGTAATGATATTTTTCTTTTAACTCTAATAAATAATAAACAACAGGATCAAAGCCTGCATCTATTAACATTTGTTTCATATCCTCATTATTCCAACCCCAATAATGTTCAGGATTGTTATTATCATCTTCACCATTAGGTGTACTAATAAACAAATATTTAGTCTTTTTTCTAATTGCTTTTAGTGTTGCATCAGGATCATCTAGGTGTTCTAAGGTTTCAGAACATATAAACAAATCTACTTCAGGTAAATAATTTATTGTTTTATCAATATGGCCTGTAATTGCATAACCAGGTGCATAATCACCAATGTATTTAACTCCAGCATCTATTGAATATATAATTGCGGCATCACCGGCCGATAAATCGGCAATAGAGTTATAGGTGTTATATTCTTTTAGTAACTCAATACTTTTTTGTACCCTGATAATGTGATCTTCATGTTTTGTATGGTTGTGCGGTTGTGAATAAATGGCTTGAATTTCATCTTCTGAGTAAGCCGGTCGCAATCTTATCTTCATCTATATTTTCTTACTAACTCTGCATAATTCGCGCTTGCTAAATATTGTTGCAACGCTAGTAAATCTTTTTCATACCATTTAGGTTGATTAACCCTGGCATACCCTTCATCCATTTCGGCCTTGCCTGCTACTGGGTGTAGATGCTCAATAATTACATCAGGTAAATACTTTAAGTAATTTAAATCTAAACCTAATTGTTTTACAAAGTTATCAAAGAATAGATGTACACAACCTGGGAATGTCATGCCTTGTAACTCAACTACTAAATCTCTGCTCATACCAAAGGCTGTTGGTAAGTTTGCGCCTTGCAACAAATCATCACCATAAACAATGCCGGTGTTAATGCCTAACGCTTGAATAAAGGCTTGATCCCAGTTTTGGGTTCTAGGTAAGTGATCATCACCCATGAAAACAAAATAATCATATAAAGGATAGTTAGAAAAATCCAAAAGATAAACCGCACCGGTATTAAGAGAGTTAGCACAACCGCCTGTTTTATTATCGGCAGGTAAACATTGTATATTTTTGTTTTTAACATATTCATCCCATTTCGGATCATCATTATCAATTACAAAATAAAGATCGGCTTCTGTATTAGTATCTTTAAAAGCCTTAGCCAACCTATCGGCGTTTTCAGGCCTGCCCCTACTGGGTACAACCACGCACATCTTCATGGCCATAGGGTAGGGGATAAGGCTGACTTACTTCCTGGATATAAGGATTTCGTATAGCGTGTCTATTTTTTCCTCAATGCGT